CTACGCTTAAGATTGCCGGTACTGCGGTAACCTCTACGGCTGCTGAGCTGAACATTCTAGACGGTGCTACCGTCACTACGGCAGAGCTGAACATTCTTGATGGTGTTACCTCAACTGCCACAGAGCTTAACCTGTTAGACGGAGTCACAGCCCTGGTCACAGCGACTAGCACTGACACCTTTACCAACAAAACCATCCGAGACACTGTATACGCTCTGTCAGGTGTAGCCTTTGACGCTACCAACGGCGCAGTACAGACCAAGACTCTCTCAGCTAACACGACCTTCACAGACTCCCTAAGCTCTGGTGACGCAATCGTCCTACAGCTCGAAGCAGGTGCTAGTTACACAGTAACGTGGCCTACAATGACTTGGGTAACCTCTGGCGGCAATGTCGCTCCTACGCTGACCGCTAAGGACACACTGGTGTTCTGGAAAGTCTCCTCCGTCCTCTACGGTGCTTACACTGGCAGCTACGTTTAGGAGTAACGCATGAGCAAATTAACTAAAGCTCTAACAGCAGCAGCAGGTAATGCAGGTGGTGACCCTCTGTACGTTGAGGATGTCTTCTCGACTTATTTGTATGAGGGTAATGACTCAAATGGCAGTACAGAGCAGGAAATAGTTAACGGCCTTGACCTTGATGGCGAAGGCGGTATGGTTTGGATGAAAAGCAGAGACGGTGGCAGGTCACATTGTCTTTATGACACTGAAAGAGGAAACGGTAACTTTTTATCTAGCAACACTACAGCCGAATCTTACACAAACACTAGTACACCGTGGCGGCCGACATCTACTGGTTTCTTTACAGGCAAAGACTACGGAGGCTCTGAAAACCAAAACAACGAAGGTATTGTTTCATGGTCATTCCGCAAAGCTGAGAAGTTTTTTGATGTTGTGACTTGGACAGGTGACGGCTCTACTACAACTCATAGTCATAATTTAGGCTCTACTCCCGCAGTAATTATTGTCAAAAGAAAAGATTCAAGTTCTCCGTGGAGTGTGTACCACAAAGACGCAACAGACACTGTAAGATCAGGCGAAGACTTGATTCTTTACTTAAACAATGATGACGCGGTTAGCTATCTGGGAAGTACGCTATGGGCAGCAACAGACTCCACGTTTACTACTACAGGTGGCGGCAATTTTAATGCCTCTGGCGGCACATTCATAGCCTACCTATTCGCCTCAGACGCAGGTGGCTTTGGAGACGATGGCAATGAGAATATTATTAAGTGCGGGAGTTATACTGGCAATCAAAATGCTGATGGGCCGTCTGTTGATTGTGGGTTTGAGCCACAATTCTTAATGGTTAGAAACGCAACTGGTGGTAACTGGGTTATTGCAGATACTATGAGAAGTTTTGGCATAGACGATATGGCAAGTCTTTACCCAAACATTGTTAACGTAGAGTCTAGTGTTATTGCCGGGAAAGGAATTACTCCTACAGCAACTGGTTTTAAGTGTATTGATGGTAGTGTTGTTACTAATCAAAGTAACGCAGCACACGTCTACATAGCCATCCGCAGGCCAATGAAAACTCCTGAGTCTGGGACTGAAATTTTTAGTCCTTATGCTTATTCAGATACAGGTCTTACGTCTGGCTCTGGTACAGCATCAAACAGGACTATTATTAATGGAGGGTCTAATGGTGGTTCTGGGTTTCCAGTAGACCAGTTCTGGCATCAAAAAACATCTCCTAATAGCTCTTATGGATTTCATATATTTGATAGGATCAGAGGACAAGGACAGGCGTTACTTACAAAAAGTTATTCTGCGTCTCCCGCCGGAGACAGTGCTAATAATGGCGGGTTTGATTTTCAAGAAGGCGTAGATGTTCAGTACAGCGGAGAGATGTATTACTATAACTCAAATGCAGGAAATAGAAGCCACCTCAGCTATGCTTTTAAAAGGGCAGCCAAAGCATTTGATATAGTAACTTATACAGGTAATGCGACTGCGGGACGCGCAGTTACGCACAACTTGCAAGCTGTCCCAGAAATGATGTTTGTAAAAGCGCACAGCACAAGCAATGAGGCTCACTGGGTTTATCATAAAACTACTGGCAACGCTGCAAGTCTTTTAGTTAGTGGAGATGGTAGCGGCTACGGTGGTTTCTGGAATAGTACCACTCCAAGTGCAGCTACCTTTACTGTAAGCAACTCCGCAGCCGTTAATTCAGCCTCACATAACTATGTCGCATGGTTATGGGCAACACTAGATGGTGTTACAAAAGTAGGCTCCTATAGCGGCACAGGGTCTAATGTAGATGTAGACTGTGGTTTTAGTGCAGGAGCTAGATTTGTGCTTATAAAAAGGTCTAACGGCGATGGCGATTGGTACGTCTGGGATAGCGCAAGAGGGATTGTAACAGGTAATGATCCATACGTTATATTTGCAGGCGGCTCGGTAACTAATACAGACTATATAGACCCTTTATCAAGTGGCTTTACAGTAACATCATCTGCTCCTGCTGCGCTTAACGCCAGTGGCGGCACTTACATCTTCTTAGCAATAGCATAAGGACACAGCAATGGAATATCGTATTCAATCAACTGGCGAAGTCAAAACTCAAGGCGAAGTCAGAAGAATGCACAGCAACACATCACTGCCACGAGTGTGGGACGCTAACGTCTGCTCAGCTCTTGGCATAGACCCTGTACTGGCAGCTCCTAAGCCCGAAGTGACAGGCTACACACAGGCTATTCGTAACGGTGCTACACAGGACGCTAACGGCAACTGGGTACAAGCGTGGGCAGTAGTGGATATGTTTGCTGACACGACAGATGAGGACGGCGTTACTACTACTAAGGCTGAGCATGAGGCGGCTTATCAAGCACAACTTGATGCAACGGCGGCGGCGGGTGTTAGAGCTACCAGAGATGCTAAACTTGCTGAGACTGATTGGACAGCCCTTACTGATGTTGCGATGGCGGCTGAGATGGCTACTTACCGACAAGCTCTGCGGGACATTACAGCCCACGCAAACTTCCCGAACCTGGAAGACTCTGACTGGCCGGTAGCACCTTAAGGAGCACACCATGCCGTTGACTCCCCTGGACATACCGGCGGGCATCTACCGCAATGGCACGGACCTTCAATCATCGAACAGGTGGCGTGATGCTAACCTGATTCGGTGGATTGACGGAACCATGCGACCTGTGGGTGGATGGCGTCTAAAGAGCGACAACGCTGCGGATAACGCTATCCGTGGCATGTTGACGTGGAAGGATAACTCTAACAGCCGTTACATTGCCGGTGGGTCGTACAGCTCTCTCTACGCCTGGAATCAGAGCGGTGTGCGTTACGACATCACGCCTGCCGGGTTTACTGCGGGCAGGGAGACTGCGTCTGCTTTTACTGGCTACGGTGCAGCTAGCTACGGCTACGAGACCTACGGCACAGAGCGCCTAGACAATCAAACTATTCTTCCTGCTACTACCTGGTCGCTAGACAACTGGGGCGAGTACCTCGTCGGCTGCACTAGGGATGACGGTAAGGTCTACGAGTGGCAGCTAAACTCTGGAACACCTGCTGCGGTAGTGGCTAACGCACCCACAGGCAACATCGCACTAATGGTCTCTGAGGAGCGGTTCCTATTCTGCTTAGGTGCCGGTGGCAATCCTCGCTTGGTGCAATGGTCCGACAAGGAAGACAATACTACCTGGACGCCATCTGCTACCAACGAGGCGGGTGACCTAGAGCTACAGACTGCCGGTGAGATCATGTGCGGAACTCGAGTTCGTGGTCAGTCACTAATCCTGACTAACATCGATGCACACGTCGCAAGCTACCAGGGGCCTCCTTACGTCTACGGCATAGAGCGCGTTGGGACCTCTTGCGGGATAATCTCTCAGAAGGCAGTCGCTACAACTGACCTGGGTGCTATGTGGATGGGTCGCAGAGCCTTCTTTAGCTACGCCGGTGGATCAGTATCCAAGGTGCAGTCTGACGTCTCTGACTACGTTTTCTCAGATATTAACGTCTCGCAGCAGTCTAAGGCATTCGCAGTGACGAACTCTCGCTACGGTGAGATCTGGTGGTTCTATCCGTCTGGTGCATCGAACGAGTGTGACCGCTATGTGGTCTACAACTTTGTAGAGCAGACCTGGTCAATCGGGTCCCTAGCTAGAACCTCTGGAGTGGATCACGGCGCATTCCGTCACCCAATATGGGCAGACGCTGACGACAACAAGATCTACGAGCACGAGGTTGGATTATCCTACGGCAGCTTGTCACCTTTCGCTGAGAGCGGCCCTATCATGATTGGCACAGGTGATCAGATAGCCTCTGTGGTCGAGATGATCCCAGACGAGCGCACAGCCGGTGATGTTACGGCTACCTTTAAGACTAGGTTCTACCCCAATGACGTAGAGCGAGAGTACGGTCCTTACCCTATGTCTGCTCCTACTAGCCTGCGATTCACTGGAAGGCAGCTACGCATCCGTGTAGAGGGTGAGAGGCTCTCAGATTGGCGTGTAGGCATCAATCGCTTAGATATAGTGGCGGGAGGTAGGCGTTGAGTGAACAGCTCCCACAGCCCTCTGGTGGCGCTTGGCAGACGTGGGCTAATCGCCTGCTGCAACACCTGAGAAGAACTCGAAACTTGCTCGGTTACAAGATAAGCGACGAGCGGGCTACTGAGGACGGCCTGATCATGTGGGACACGACCTACCAGTGGCCTACTGTTTCAAAAAACGGAGTTTGGAGACAGATAGTCTTATCGGATGGTGAGGCCAACTTTGTCAAAACGACTAGCGTCACCGCTGCTGCTGCTAATACTGCCTATCCAATCACGTTTAATACGCCTGTAGGCAATCATGGTATTAGCCAGGGAACGCCTGCCTCTAGAATCGTGTTTGAGGAGGGTGGTCATTATTCGTTATCATTCAGCGCACAGATAGCATCTACCTCAAGCAGCACTGTTGATTTTTGGTTCTGGCCTGTGATTAACGGTGTAGTAATTGACGGCAGCTACTCTATCAAAACCAGTCTTCACCAGAACAATGCGACTACTGTGGTGTCTCGCACGTCAAACTTTGATATTACTGCTAGCGACTATCTAGAGGTGTACTGGGCTGTAAGTAGCACAAGCGGATCTCTTGCGGTTCAGCCCGCTACGGCATTTGCACCGAGCACCCCTTCCGTAACTTTAGCTATAACGAGGCTGCATGGTTGACGAGTTTTTTAGATGCTCTAAGTGGATCGAGGACGCACTAGCCTATGGCGGTGGCACTCACGACCTACAGGACGTATTTGATGGTATACTTGAGGGGAAAATGCAGCTCTGGCCTGCAGAGCGCGGCTGTATTGTTACGGAGATAGCGATATTCCCAAGGAAGCGCGTTCTACATATATTCCTCGCAGGCGGGGAGCTAGACCAGATAACAGACATGCACGAGGACGTCACAGCGTGGGCCAAGTCACAAAACTGCACCGCACTGACACTCTCGGGCAGACCGGGATGGAAGAAGGCGCTAGCACCGTTTGGGTGGTCGCCTACACTACTGACACTAAGTAAGGAAATTTGATATGAGCGGTGGCAAAGGCGGTTCAACTACAAGCAAAGTCGATATCCCAGAATGGATGGAAGATGCGGCTAGGGCAAACCTTCAGCAAGGTAAGGAAGTAAGCCAGATTGGCTACACGCCCTACTACGGCCCAGACGTTGCGGCATTTAACCCAACTCAAGTAGCTAATATGCAAGCAACTAATGACTTCGCCTCAACTTTTGGCCTAGGTCCTGAAGTGGACGTTGCCGCATCACTGCCGCAGGCGACTACTTATGAGGGAGGCATACAAGGCCTGTCATCTGGGGGTTTGTACGATCAAGCTGTAGCAGAGCTTGCTGCGCGTCGTCCTGGTCAGGCTGCTCTTATTGATCAGCAGTTTATTGACCCTTACGGCACCGCTCAAGACGCTCAAGCCGTAAGAAATAATTCTCAAAATCCTGCTTATGACCCAGAATACGAAGAGTACAAGTATTTCAGGGATCAAGGCCGACGTTACTAGGAGTAGGTTATGGCAGGCGCAACTGGCGGCGTACAAGCTGCACTGAATAGACGAAACCAAACACCTACTATGGGTCAGGCTAACAGGCCTCAAATGGGGCAGGGTTTAAGCGGTTTGCTTAGCCAAGGGCAAGGTATGCAGCCGCAAGGTATGATAGCTCAACGGCGTTCTGGCGGTTTGCCAAATCCAAATCAAGAAAATATTAATAGCGCCGTAAATCCTACTATGGTTCAGGCTAACACGCCTCAAGCTGTACAACAGTTTGGCAACCCTGTAGTAGATGGGGCAGGCAGTGCTGCTCAAACAATTATGAAGTCTGTCGGTCAAGCTGCTGCAGGTCAAGCGGCTGCAATGAACTACAACCCGATGAATATTCAAGCGGCTCAGATTGGCTCGCAAGGATATAACGCTGCTCAAGCAGGGGCTCAAACAGCAGGGTCTCAAGGCTACACGGCAGGCGGCTACACTGCGGCAGACGCAGCAGCTCAGCAAGCCGCATCTCAAAATGCAGCGACCTACACCGCAGGCTCACAAGGCTATAACGCAACCCAGGGAGCAGCACAACAGGCTGCTGTTTCACAAGCGGGTTCTCAAGGCTATAACGCAGCGCAGGCCGGTACGTCTGGATATGATGCTGCTCGAGCAGCCGCAGAGAGAGCAACAGGACAGGGGTACGGAGCAACAACTGCTACCTCTCAGGGTTACGAAGCCCAACGAGCGGCAGCGGAGCGATCAGCAGCAGAGCGAGCCACAGCTCAGGGCTATAACGCTACAGCAGCAACCTCTAAAGGATACGAGGCTCAACGAGCAGCAGCGGAACGAGCAGCAGCAGAGCGAGCCACAGCGCAAGGTTACAACGCAGAGCGAGCAGCAGCAGAAAGGGCTACAGCTCAGGGTTATGATGCTCAAAAAGCAGCGGCAGAAAGGGCGTCGGCTGAAGGCTATGGCGCAGAGCGTATTGCAGGCGTTGGTCCTGTCACAGCAGATCGTGTCACCGCAGGACAACTAGCGGGAACTAATCTAGATCCTTACTTTAATCCCTACGAGAACCAGGTAGTACAGCAGTCTCTATCTGACCTCGAGCGTCAACGATTGATGCAACAGAATATAGGCGGTGCTCAGGCTCAGGCGGCGGGTGCTTTTGGTGGATCACGTCAGGGTATTGCAGAGGCAGAGACTAATCGAGCGTTTGCAGAGCAGGCAGCTCGTACAGCGTCTGGATTGCGCCAACAAGGCTTCACACAGGCACAGGCAGCAGCGCAGCAGGATATCGGAACACGCATGCAGGCGGGTCTAGCTAATCAAGCCACTGGCCTACAGGCAGCTACCACAACGGCTAACCTCGGTCAGCAGGCGCAAATGGCTAATCAAGCTGCAGGCAACCAAGCAGCTCAATTTGGCGCTCAAGCAAGAAACGTGGCGGGCCTACAAAACGCGCAGCTAGGCACTCAAACTAATCTTGCTAATATGGCAGCGGCAAACCAAGCGGCACAATTCGGAGCACAAGCCCAGAATGTTGCGGGCTTACAGAATGCTCAATTGGGCACACAGGCTAATATAGCGAATCAATCAGCGGCCAATCAGGCTTCTCAGTTTGGTGCTCAAGCACAAAACGTTGCAGGCCTGCAAAACGCTCAATTGGGAACTCAGGCAGCAATGCAGAATGCTCAATTAGGAACACAGGCTAGCCTTGCTAACCAATCTGCTCTTAATCAGGCATCGCAATTTGGCGCTCAGGCGCAGAATGTGGCCGCACTTCAAAACGCAGCGGCACAAAATCAAGCGGCACAGTTTGGTGCTCAAGCAGGCAACGTCGCCGATTTGCAAAACGCTCAACTGGGCACCCAAGCTGCTATGCAAAATGCTCAGCTCGGCACTCAAGCTAATTTGGCAAATCAAAATGCTCTTAACCAAGCAACACAATTTGGTGCTGCTGCGTCTAATCAGGCTGCTTTGCAAAATGCTGCGTCTCAGAACGCTGCCTCACAGTTTGGTGCTCAGGCGCAGAACGTGGCAGGATTGCAGAATGCACAAATAGGCACTCAGGCTAATATAGCAAATCAAGCAGCGCAGAATGCAGCCTCACAATTTGGTGCAGCATCTTCTAACCAAGCAGCCTTAGCTAATACTGCCGCACAAAACGCTGCTAGCCAATTTGGCGCTCAAGCAGGTAACACTGCAACGCTTGCCAACACAGCAGCTCAAAATCAGGCAGCATTACAAGGTGCCCAACTTGGCAC